CAAGAAGGCGATATGAATCCTGGCAAAGTGCCTATTCAACCATTACAAACCGGTGCAGGTGGTCAAAAGCTACAAACGCTTATACAAACGTATAATTATTACTTGCAGATGATTCGTGACGTTACAGGACTCAACGAAGCACGTGACGCATCCACACCAGATTCAAGAGCATTAGTAGGCGTACAGAAGTTAGCAGCAGCTAATTCAAACACAGCTACAAGACATATATTAGATTCAGGGTTATTCTTAACTGCGGAAACAGCTGAAGGCTTGTCACTTCGCATATCTGATATTATAGAATATAGCCCAGCTAGAGAAGCTTTCATACAAAAAATAGGCGGTTTTAATGTTGGTATACTAGAAGAAATAGGTGATTTACATTTACACGACTTTGGTATCTCAATAACGTTAATGCCAGACGAGGAAGAGAAAGCAATGCTAGAGAATAATATACAAACAGCATTGTCAGCTGGTTTAATAGATCTTTCAGATGCTATTGATATCCGTGAGGTTAGAAATCTTAAACTAGCCAATCAGCTATTAAAATTAAGACGTAAGAAAAAGCAAGAAAAAGATCAGTTAATGCAACAGCAGAATATGCAAGCACAAGCGCAAGCTAATATGCAAGCGCAACAAATGGCTGCTCAAACTGAAATGCAAAAAGATCAAGCTTTATTTCAAACTAAGGCTCAGCTAGAACAACTGAAAGGTCAGATAGACACACAAAAGATCCAGGTTGAAGTTGATGCCAAAAAGCAATTGATGGAATTAGAATTCCAGTATAATATGCAGCTTAAAGGTATTGAAGTAGAAAACGCTAAAAGAAAAGAAGGCGAAATAGAAGATCGCAAAGACAACAGAACAAAATTACAAGCAACACAACAAAGCGAGATGATAGCTCAAAGACAAAACGATTCCGCGCCAGTTAACTTTGAATCAGGAGGTAACGACACTCTAGGTCGCGGTATGGGCTTAGGTAGCTTTGATCCTAGGTAATAATTAAAGAGTAACTAATTTTATAATATTTTATCATGAGTGAAGAAATTCAAAACGAAGAGGTGCAACCTGAAGCTGTAGAGCAGTCAGGTGTATCCGTAAACCAAGATGGCGACATTAAGTTAGACATGCGCCAGCTCAATGTACAAGCTAATGCCGATACAATCGAAGAAACAACAGACGTGGCTGCAGATGAACAAGCCGAACCTGTACAAGAAGTGGAAGCAGAAGTACCACAACAACGAGAGCCCGTTCAAAATGAAGAACCCGCTGAAGAACCTGTAGAATTTTTACAAGAAATTACAGAAGAAGTTGAGGTTGCAGCTGATCAGTTACAAGATGATGTAACAGACGCTATTGAAGAATCGATTGACAAAGGTATTGATTTACCAGAAAACATTCAAAAAGTTGTTGACTTTATGGATGAAACAGGTGGGTCATTAGAGGACTATGTAAAGCTTAATACTGATTACGCATCGTTAAACGAAGACCAGTTGCTTCGCGAATACTATGAAACAAAGTATAGCGCTTACGATAGGGAAGACATTGACTTCTTGCTAAGTGATAAGTTTTCTTATGACGAAGACATTGATGACGAACGCGAAATACGTTTAAAAAAATTAGAGCGTAAACAAGCTTTGTCAGAAGCTAAAAACCATTTAAATGGTCTTAAGTCTCAATATTATAGTGAAATAAAAGCTGGGTCAAGATTGACTACAGATCAAAATAAAGCGGTAGAGTTCTTCAATCGCTATACAAAAGAAAGTGAAGAGGCAGCAAAAGTTACTGAAAGACAAACTAGTCGTTTTAAATCTGCTAGTGATAAAGTTTTTTCTGACAGTTTTCAAGGGTTTGATTACAATGTTGGAGATAAGAAATATCGCTACAAGGTTAAGAATGCTGGTGAGATTAAGGAAACCCAAGGCGACATTAACAACTTTATCAAGAAGTTCTTGAACGAAAAGAATGAAATGTCAGACGCCAAGGGATACCATAAGTCTTTGTTTACAGCAATGAACGCTGATTCAGTTGCGCAACACTTTTATGAGCAAGGTAAATCTGACGCCATGAAAGATAGTATGTCAAAAACAAAGAATGTTAATATGGGCGCGAGAGGTGTTCATGAGAAAGTAACATCTTCTAATGGCATGTCTGTACGCTCAGTTGATTCGGGAGATAGTTCTTCCAAGCTTCGGATCAAAAGTAGAAGAAAATAATAATCCATTTAAAAAATAAAACAAAATGGCAAACGGATCATTCGCGACGGCGCCAGCGTCACTCGCAAATTTAAGTCACCTAACCCCACGTCCTATAAAGGGGTTGTTCGCAGATAATTATATTCCTGTAGATCAAATGGACTTCACACAACAATTTCTTCCTGAAGTATATGAGAAAGAAGTTGAGCGCTTTGGAAATCGTACAATTAGCGGTTTCTTGCGTATGGTAGGTGCTGAGATGCCTATGGCTTCTGATCAAGTTGTTTGGTCAGAACAAGGACGTCTGCACATTGCTTACGGACCAAACGATGCAACTCACTTAGTAGCCGGTGGTGCCAATGGAGATACTATTACAATTGCTCAAACTGCAGCTAAGCCTTCGCTTATTGGTGCTGGTATGACTCTTGTTATTAACTTCGGACCTACAACCGTTAAGGCTTACGTAGTATCAGTTGCTAATACAACTGCTATCCTACAAACAGTAACAATTAAAGTATACGACGGTGTGAACGCCGCTGGTGGTGCTGGAACTGTTGGAGCTTTCTTACCTTTATCAATGCGTGCTGCTGCTGCAAACAGCCTAAGCATCTTTGTTTATGGTTCTGAATATGCAAAAGGTTCTTTAGACGGAGGTAACTCTATCGACGCTTCTTTCACAACTTTTAGCAATCAACCAATTATTCTTCGTGAAAAGTACGAAGTAAATGGTTCTGATGTTGCTCAAATCGGTTGGGTTGAAGTTACGACTGAAATGGGAACTGGTGGTTACATGTGGTACTTGAAGTCTGAGCACGAGTCTCGTCTACGCTTTGATGACTATCTTGAAATGTCAATGGTTGAAGCTGAAAAAGCTAGCACTGCATTTACAGCAACAGGTGCTGCAGCAGTAGGTGGTTCAGGCGCAATCGCAGGTACTCAAGGTTTATTCGCTGCACTAGAAGATCGTGGTTTGGTATTCAATGACGCTGATTTCGGTGTTAATGGTATCGGTGACTTCGACATTATTCTTCAAGAGCTAGATAAGCAAGGTGCAATCGAAGAGAACATGATGTTCTTAGATCGCTCTACTTCTTTAGGCGTTGACAACATGCTTGCTGCTCAGAACTCTTACGGAGCTGGTGGTACTTCTTTCGGTGTATTTAACAACGAAGAAGATATGGCATTGAATCTTGGATTCTCTGGATTCCGTAGAGGTTCTTACGACTTTTACAAGACTGATTGGAAATACTTGAATGATTCTACGACTCGTGGATCTATCGGTGACATCGAAGGTGTTATCGTACCAGCAGGTACTTCAACAGTTTATGATCAATCATTAGGACAGAATATTTCACGTCCTTTCTTGCATATCCGTTATCGTGCTTCTGAAGCTGATGACCGTCGCATGAAGTCGTGGATCACTGGTTCTGTTGGCGGAAACTACACTAGTTCAGCTGATACAATGACTGTGAATATGTTGTCTGAGCGTACTATCTGTACTCAAGCAGCTAACAACTTTGTATTGTTGAAGAAAACAGTATAAGTTTTTTTAAGATATTCGCCCTCGTCTTCGGATGGGGGCGATTATTAATTTTTTATTTAATTATATTATATCATGGCGACAGCTAAACTAACATCTGCTAAAAAAGCAGCACCAAAGCCTGTAGTGCAAGAGATTGCAAAACCTGCAGCACCAATCAAAAGTAAAAATACTTGGGTTTATAAAGATAGGTTATATGAAATATCTAGCGGCAGAAAGCCTTTAGTCTTCACCGTACCTACAGTACATACTCAAAAATGCCCTTTATTGTGGTTTGACGAAGATGCTGGATACCAGCGCGAATTACGTTATGCTACAAATCAAAAATCACCGTTTGTCGATGAGCAAGCAGGAACAGCTACAATGGGACGCATAACATTCAGAGATGGAGTATTGCGTGTGCCAAAAGAAAATGTAGTTTTACAAAAGCTATTATCGCTTTATCATCCTTATGCCCAAAACGGTGCTATTACAGAATACAAGCCAGAACAAGAAGCTCAAGACGATGTAGAGTGGATTGAAATGGAACTAGAAGCAATGAATTTAGCTAAATCAATGGATGTTGACGAAGCTGAAGCGGTATTGCGTGTAGAATTTGGATCAGAAGTAGCTAAGCTCTCTTCTAAGGAGCTTAAACGTGATCTACTTATATTTGCGCGTCAAAGACCAAACTTGTTCTTAAACTTGGCTAATGACGATAATGTTCATTTAAGAAACATTGGAATTAAAGCCACAGAGCGTGGTATCTTAAAGCTATCCAGTGATCAAAGAACATTTACTTATGGCGATACTGATCGTAAATTAATGACTGTT